CGGAGTCGGTCGTCTCCTGGTCTTGAGCATTCGGCAGGAACGGATCGTCCGGATTGGTCCGGACAATGAACGCCATCATCATGGCCGCGAATTTCTTTCGCAGCAGTTCGGCATCGTCGTACTGGTCGAGCTCCCACAGGCGCACCAGCGCATTCGCCAGCCACGGCACGCCGCGGAGTTGCCCAGGACGAAGGGGCCGGAATAGATGCATGACGTCATCGGACGGCACACGCATCAGGTCCAGGTAGTTCGGAAAAAACAACCGCTCGCCCGGGTGCTCCTCATAGAAGTAGTAAGCCGTGCGGCGCCCCTGCGCATCGAACTCAATCGCGGCCCGGACGACGTTCCCCTTCGGCGTATCCGGGGTCGGCCGCGCCAGATAGAACGGCAACTGCTCCGTCTCGATCAACTGGATTTGCAGAGGAACCGTCAAGCCGTCGCTCATCGGACGGACGTGCCGGCGCGCGAAGCACTCGCCGCCCTCCACCATCGAACGGAACGCCAGCGCCATCAGTCCATACAAGTCGGTGAGGCCTGCGGCGTCGGCCTCGACTACGAATTGCGTCCAAAGCTTCTGGATCTTTTCCTTCGTCGTCCGCTCGGAGTGGAGCGACTGAGGCTTGATCCCGTTGCCAATGGCGTTGCAGACCCACTCGTCGATGGCCTTCGCCGCCCATCCGTCCTTGCGCGCGGTGTCGCGCGACCGCGCCACCAGTTGGTCGGCGCTCTGATACCAGACCGTGTTGACGGCGTCGCGGGTCGTGGCCCATGTCCCCAGCCTCCGGCCGACGGTGGCGCCTTCGTAGGGGAACGAGCTGCCCTTGGGCGTTGGAGGTCCGGACGGGACCGAGGATCCTGGCGCACCCTTCCCGCCCCGCTTGAAACGGGTCAGAAATGCGCCAAACATGGACATCGGGTTAGAAGCCTTTGCTCGACATCAGCCGGTATTGGCGCGTGCGCTTGCCACCCGTGGCGCGGTTGGCGTTGACCATGTGCTGCTCCGACTTGATCAATTGGTCCACGTCGCGCAGGGTTCGGCTGCGGCCCTCGAACGTGCTCTGCTGCTCGGGAGTCGCGATAGCATCACGGTTCGCCTGAATCTGCTCGTCGGTGTACGGGTTCGCCATAGTTCACATCCGAAAACGCCCAATCACTCTGCGGCCTTGGCGCGGTCTGGCGGCCTGCGGCGGCGGTTGAGAAGGTTTAGCAGATTGCTGTGACTGGTCCTGCAGCCCCATCCGCTCCTCCATCGCGCGCCAGTGTTTTTCCTGGTACCGGTCCAGCCCAACACGCGCCGCCGCCGCGCGCGCATAGACCCTGCAGTCCAGGGCCTCGTTGCGCTCGCGCATCTTCTGCCACTCCAGCCGGCGATAGCCCTTGACGAGCTTCGCTACCAACTGTTCAGCAGTGATCTGCTTGAAGTACTCCTCGCTATAGCGCGGGAAGTGGCAGTAGCCAGGCGCGAACGCGATTCCCTGTTCGAGGTCCTCGTCCGTCGGCCGCTCAAGCCGGAGCCACCGGTACAATTCCTCTTTCGCCATTCCGGAATTGACCGGCCAGACCCTCACGCCGCGCTTCAGCTTCGTACCGAGGGGTCCGACTTCAATCGGCGATGGCGAACCGAGAATGGCCGCCGCGCGGACATCGCCCTTGATTACGAGGACTCTGCCGCCCTGCCTGCGGGCCCATTCGTAAACCTCCATGGCGGCGTACCCCGAATCGACCGCCAGTTGCAGAATCGGCATGTCCAAGCCGGAAATGTTGGGATACGTTTCGTTCAACAGCGCGGTGAGCTTGTCCCAGACCGCCAGGCGCGACGTGTCGCCCTCAAATACGCGGTAATCCACGGACCACGATTCTTTGCCGCGCCCCCACGCGACCACCTCCACCTCGATCCGGTCCCGCTGGACGTCCGCTCCCGCCGTCAGGAACACTGCGCCTCGAGGGACCGCGCCGACCTTGTACGGCTCGCGCCGGTCATACAGCCGCTTCCAGTCCGGCGCCTCGCCCAGCAGCGTCCACGTCTCCCCCAGGACCGTGTTCACAAAGACCTGAAGCAAGGACGGATTCTTCTGCGCCTGCTCGAACTGCTTGGCGGCATCGGCCCACGAGAACCACCCGACCGGCGAATAGAGACTCGACAGGTGGAAGCCGGCGGTCCTGCCATCCCAGTTCGAGCTCGGATTCGGGCGCCACTGGCCGCGCGCGAGCATCCACTGCTTCTGGTGGTTCTGGATCTCCTGGCCGCAGTGCTCGCAAACGTAAACCGCCTTATCCGGTTGGCCTTTCGGCCACCGGATCTGCGGGAACTTCAGGACTTGGTACTGGCGGCAAACCGAACACGGCAGCCAATGCTGCCGCCGATCACTCTCCTCAAATGCGGCCTCGATCCGGCTCATGCCGGTGATCTTCGGCGTCGAGACCATGAAGACTTTCCGCCGCGCGAACGTGCGCGTGCGGGCCAGCGCGAGGTTGATTGGATCGCCCTCGCCGTCCACATCGCCCGGGTAGCCGTCGATCTCGTCGAGGAACAGGTACCGCGCCGCCATCGAACGGAGGCCGACCGCGCTGTTGGCGCCGGTCATCACCAGCACGCCGCCGGGAAATTCCTTCGACAGCATCGTATTGCCGGAGTCGCGCGACCGCGGATCGCTCACCAGCGCGCGCAAGACTTCGGACTCCTCGATCAGCGGATCGATGCGCTGCTTCGAGTTGCGCTTGGCCATCTCGACGGTCGGCTGGACCGCCATCATTGGGCCCTGCGCCTGGTGGATCACATATCCGATCCAGTTGTTTCCGCACTCGGTGCCGCCGATCTGCGCACCTTTCATAAAGACCGTCCGCTCAACCGGCGACGAAGGCGACAGGCAGTCCATGATGTCGCGCAGGTACGGCGTCCGATCCGTGCGCCACGGTCCCGGTTCCGCGCTCGCCCGCTGGGACAATTTCCGGTATTTGTCGGCCCACTGCGAGATCGTGAGCAGCGGGTCCGGACGCATGCCGGCCGCCGCCGCCGCGGAATAGATTTCTTCAGCCGTTGGCGTCGGCAAATTCACTTAAGGCCTTCCTGATTTCCAGGGCCAGGATCTCGTAGCACTTGGCCGACTCGCTTTCGGCGGCGAGGATTGCAGCCAGACGATCCGGCAAGTTGAGCATGTGGTCGCGGTACCGCCGGAAAAGATTAAATGCGGCGACCTTCACCTCGTCTGCTGCGATTAACTTCGCGACCTTCTCCTCGTATTCGAGCTTGGCGAGACGTGCCTGGTAGTGCTCGCGCACCGCGCGCGCCTTGTTGTACTGGCTCGCGCCGAACGAATCGATCTCATCGTCCTGCTGACCCCGCTTCGCTCCCGGTGGCGCGGACTGGCGGGTGTTTTGCGCCCACTCCACGTCGGCAACGTCGGAATCGATCTGGCCGTCCGGCAGCGTCGAGATCCGGGCGGTCTCAACCGCCTTTTGGACCGCGCGAACGGAAACCCCGCGACGGCGGGCGTAAGCCCGCTGGCTCATGACTGGCATGGTCTAAAAAGAAGGCCCGAAACTACAGATTCCGCTTGCCTTACGGCGGCACCGGAGATGGTATGAGAAGGCCGGTCTACGATCGAAGGGTTATGGGTACTTCAACCAATTCAACGCACTCGAAGTGCCAGAAAAGGAGACCGGCCATGAAGAAGAATACCACCAACTCCGCGCGGCCCAAGACGCGCCAAACCACATCCGGGAAGACCACGACGAAATTGACCGTGGGCGTCGACCTGGGAGACAAGGACAGTGCGTACTGCGTCCTGGACGGCGAAGGCGACGTCCTTTCCGAGGGCACGGTACGCACAACGGAAAGCGGCTTCGCGCAGCAGTTCCAGAAGTTGTCCGCTTGCCGGATTGCTCTGGAGACGGGAACGCATTCGCCTTGGGTGAGCCGCCTGCTCAAAAAGTACGGCCACGATGTGATCGTCGCCAACGCCCGCCAGCTCCGTGTCATATTTGAGAGCGACCGCAAGAGCGACAAGGTAGATGCGAGAACCCTGGCGCGGCTGGCTCGCATCG